TAACAGCTGCATATAGTGCCCTAAACTCAGCTGCTATATTAATTACCAATACAAGCACCAATGCTGCAGCTACTGCAGCAATAACTTTTCAAACTGCAAACCAACCAAGTAATGTATTTTCTGTTGGTCAGTTAAGTAGCGGTGATGTTGTTATCTATAATAGTGCAACTAATGGTAAGATGAACTTTTATACCAACGCAACACAAAGAATGTCAATTGATTCTGCAGGTAACGTTGGTATTGGAACTTCTTCTCCAGCATATCCATTAGATATATATGCTACCGCAATGCGGTTAGGTAATGGATCTGGATTTCCTACTACTATTAATTTTGATAATGGGGCATACATTGTAGCTTATGGTTCTGCGGGTTGGTTTATGAGTGGTAATGTAATTACTTTAGATAGTAACTCTTATGTTGGAATCAATAACTTCTCCCCGGCGCGCCAATTGGATATCACTGGAGATTTAGGTGTATCTGCAGATATAGTAGACACAACCGCAAACAAATTATGGTGGAACCCAGATGCATCAAGTGAATCTTTTTATGCTGGTGGTACTGATATATCCAGCGTTACATATGCACCAAATAACGGTATCACGTCGGTTACAAATTTTATTACAATAAAAAATAATTGGGGTGCAGGAACTTATTATAGTGGACAAATGTTGAGTGATTGTCTTGCTGGTGAGTCTATTACAGCTGGCATGTTAGTATATTTACGAAGTGATAATGCATGGTATTTAGGAGACAGATCTTCAACAAATACATCAATTCCATTATTAGGTATTGCATTAAATGATGCTGAATCTACTGAAGTATTAAATGTATTATTAGATGGTATAATTATAACGCAAGCCCACGAAAATAGTGGAACAGCTACTACCGGAGTTCCGTTATACGTTGGAGGCGGTTTGCAGGGAACTACGGGATATGTTGATGAGTATGCAACCACAATATCTGGAGAAGTAGTACGATTAGTTGGTCATAATATATATGATACTGAGGAAGGTGTAATTATTCGTTTCCAACCAGATAATACTTGGATTGAATTATAACAAACAAATATTTATATAAAAGAAAAATAAAATGGCATTACAAGTAACAGGATCATTTCAATTATCAAATGGAACTTTCGCAATAGATCCACAAATCTATATGTATCCAAGTTTACCATATCGTAACATATTAAATTTACAAGCTCAAGTAGCAATATCAGGTTCAGATGCACCCGTAATTATCAATCCAACCAATTTGTATAAAGTTGTAGATACACTCCAATATAACAATATTGATACTACAACATTATCATCTACAGTAGAAAATCCATATTCTGCATTAATTGATGCTTTAGATAATTACGTAAAAGCTGATTTAGAAATTAAACAACCAAATTGTACATTTACTAAAATATAAAATATGACAACAAGTTGGAAAATAGAAAAATTAGATTGCAAAGTTTCAGAAAATGGACTTTCAAACGTAGCTTATAGAGTACATTGCATATGTAACGTAATAGATGTTATTGACGGTAAATCATATGTAGCTGCTAAACGTGTAGTTATTCCATTAACAAGTCCCGATCCAGGAAATTTTACTGAATTTAGTAATTTAACTAAAGCACAAGTAGTAGAATGGATTGAAAATTCTTTAGGAGAAGAAGGTTTATCTACATTAACATTAGAATTATCTACTCAAAATAATTTAAAAGCTAACCCAATTGTTGTTACTTTAGAACCACCATTTGAATAAATTTAGTTATGGCAAAAATCTCCGGAGTACCTGTAGAAAATATTTCTAAAATTGCTGGTAAAGAAGCAGCATCTCTTAATAAAATAGGTACTATTTCTAAATCAAATATTTCTGGATGGCCAAGCGCCGCATCATGTACTCCTGATAGATATTCATATGGTCCAGATACTGGTACAGCATGTAGAGGAAATTTTCAGTTTTTTGATTATGATGATTCTACTGGTATGTTATATGTTTCTGGTCAATGCGGTACAACATTAGCCCCTTTAGGTTTTTACCAATGGTATGTTGATAACATGTTGTATTATTTTGATCGAGTAACACCTCTTAGATTCTACGGTCCATGTAAAGGTGGAAAATAATTTGGATATTTAGTTATTATTTTATATAATAAGTTATATGAATTCAAACTTTGTTAAAACTGTTATCCGTAACGGAGGAACAATACATCCTATAACACTTCCTAATGAGGTAACTAGCGGTACCGGATTAATGAATCCATCTATCTACAACGATAATGGCAAATTAATCATGAATCTTCGTCATGTAAATTATACATTATATCATTCAGAAAATAATCAAGTTTTTATTAATCGTTGGGGGCCGTTAGCATATTTACATCCTGAACATGATCAACATCTTCGAACTACAAATTGGTTTTGTGAAATAACTGAAGATTTACAATTAAAATCATACACAAAAATTGATACCAGTCGTTTTGATAAAACGCCATTATGGGACTTTGTTGGATTAGAAGATGGTCGATTAACCCGATGGGATGATAAATTGTATTTAGTAGGCGTTCGCAGAGATACTACTACTAATGGCGAAGGCCGCATGGAAATGTCTGAACTCGAAGTTAAAGATGGTTCCGTAAAAGAAATCAAAAGAAGTCGCATCAAACATCCATATGATCAAACATCATATTGTGAAAAAAATTGGATGGTTGTAGAAGATATGCCAGGCCATATGGTTAAATGGACTAATCCAACTGAAGTAGTACAAGGAGATCCTGAAACATTAGAATGTTATCAACGCATATTAAAACCAGGTACTGGTGAACATCAAGATATGCGCGGAAGTTCACAAGTTATTTCATATAAAGGAAAACGCATTTGCATTATTCACGAAGTTGATTTATTTAAAAATAAACTTGAACAGAAAGATGGTAAATATACACATCGATTTGTAATTTGGGATGCAGATTGGAATATTGAACATATTTCTAGACCATTTAGTTTTATGGGTGGCGAGATTGAATTTTGCTGCGGCTTAACGGAGTGGGGTGATGATTTATTAATATCATTCGGCTTTCAAGATAATGCGGCATATATCCTTAAAATGCCACAAACGTTCTTTGATTCATTCATTGAACAAGAAAAACGACAACGTGATTTTGATTGGGGAGAGATTGCAGAAAATGCATGGTTTCGAGAAACTGTCACTGAAGAAATTTTTGTTAGAGAAGATTACACGGAAAAATTTCCTGTCGAACAAGATGATGTTGTTTTAGACATTGGAGCATCGGTAGGTCCATTTATATTTTCAATATTGGACAAACAACCTAAACATGTTTATTGTTTTGAACCAAAGGCAACGTTGTTTGATACAATGAAGAAAAATATTGGTCATCATGATAATGTTACCTTAATTAATAAAGGTATAAACAATGTTGATGGCGAAACTGAATTTAAAGGCCTTTATTTTTCAGATGTTGTAGAAACCCATGGTAGAACAGCAATTGCTGATGCAATTACATTTGATACATTCTTAAAAGAATACGATGTAACGCAAATTGATTTCATGAAAATTGATTGCGAAGGCGGCGAATATGACATCTTTACAACAGAACGTTTATCTTGGATCAAACAAAATGTTAAAAAGATTGTAGGCGAATGGCATTTGTCTACTCCAGAATTAAAAGAAAAATTTAGATTGTTCCGAGACACATATTTAAAACAATTCCATACATTTGATGTATATTCATGGGATGGCGTAGATATTAAATGGGACTTATGGAATGATCATTTTATTGAATATTACAATGAAATAACTCTTTATATTGATAATCGTAAATCAGAAAAAAAAGAATATTGGAGATTAACTGAATGGCCAACTTTAGAATTTACGACATCTATCCCGCCAAAAGGTTGTGTAATTGATTGTGCGTTTTGTCCACAACGAACGTTAACAAACATATATAAAGCAGATAAAACAATGACGTTTGAAAATTTTAAACGTGTCATTGATAAATTGCCAAAAGAAGTACGTGTTACATTTTCTGGATTTACTGAACCATGGTTGAACAAACGTTGTACGGACATGTTGATTTATGCATCACAACAAGGACATCCAATATCAGCTTTTAGTACAGGCGTAGGAATGACTCTTGAAGATGTTGAACGTATCAAAGATATTAAATTTGTAAGTGGACCAAACGGAGGCTTTTGTTTACATATCCCAGATCAAGAACGAATTGCAAAACATCCTATTACGCCTAGATTAATTGAAGTATTTGAACGGTTCAAACAATTAGAAAATCATATTCAAGGCTTTTATGTTATGTGTATGGGAGAGCCACATGAATCAGTTAAACATTTATGGCCAGAAACCCACGTTCCAACATTTTGGTCAAGAGCTGGGAATTTGTTAGGCGAAGCTATTATTAAACCTGAATTAGAAAAATATGCAGACCGATTCCAACATATGGACCATGGCGATAAAGCAATGACTTGCGGTTGCATTGAAGATTTATATCACAATGTAGTTTTACCAAATGGAGATGTTTCATTGTGTTGTATGGATTATGGTTTAAAACATATTACAGGAAATATTTTTGAACAAGATTATGAAGATGTAATTCCGAGGCCATTGCAATGTTTTGCATTGTGTCAAGGATGTGAAAATGCAGTAACCCCAGAAAGTAAATCATGACATTAGAATATTGGTTACATAAATATATACAAGATCCTAGGAATCAAGAAATTAATTTTAATTTAGGATATGTATATGAACAGCAAGGACAAACAGCTTCAGCGGCCGGCTTTTATTTGCGTAGCATTGAATTTGGCTATGATGTAAATTTACAATATGAAGCATCATTACGTATGGCATTATGCTTTGAACGACAAGGCGATCGTATCTTTACAATTAAAGGTATTCTATTGCGCGCAGTTTCTTTAAAACCTAAAAGACCGGAAGCATATTTTTTACTTGCAAGAATATATGAACGCAATCAAAATTGGCAAGAATCATATACTATGTCAGTTTTAGGACAAGAACACGCAACGGAACCTGCAGCTACAAGAACTGATGTAGAATACCCGGGGATATTAGGTTTACGGTTCGAACAAGCTGTTAGTTCTTGGTGGATTGGATTGTGGGATGAATCTATATCTTTATTTAAAGATTTAGAACAGCAAGATATGCCAGAAATTTATAAAACAGCAATACAAAACAATTTAAATACATTAAAAACAAAATAAAGGAAAAAATGACAAGAAAGTTAGACAAAGAACATTTAGATGAAATTCAATCGCTTCGAGAATCATTTGCTGCAAATGCAAACAATTTAGGTTCTGTTTCATTAGAGCAAATTGCTATTAACCGAAGATTGGAGTTCTTAAATGAAGAACAAAACAAGTTATATGGTGAATTTGAACATCTTAGAAAACAAGAACAAGACTTGTTAGAAAAAATGCGAGAGCGTTATGGAGATGGACAAATTAATATTGCTGATGGAACATTTACACCAGATTCTGGTTTGAACCAATAATCCTATATTTATAAATAAAAAATTATAGGAGTATCATAATGGCAGAAAAATTAATTTCTCCAGGCGTATTTACGAATGAAGTAGATCAATCGTTTTTAGCAGGAGGCGTTGCACAAATTGGTGCGGCAATTGTAGGACCAACCGTAAAAGGACCTGCGCTCATTCCGACACAAATTACTAGTTTTGGTCAATTCCAAGAAGTATTTGGACCAACAACTACAGATTCATATGTACCATATGTAGTTCAAGATTATTTAGCTAAAGGAGGCAATGTAATCACAGTAACACGTTTATTGTATGAAGATGGATATTATTTAACTAATGGTGCATTAGCAATCATTGCAAAATCTGGTTCTGGTGCGTCTGCAGTTGAAACAGTAACACACGTATTACACCCAACACAAGCAGTAACAACAGATGGCGCCACTGGTGCATTATTTGAAGATTCAGTATTGTTAGATGGCGGCTCTGGGTCATTTGCAATTAAAATTTCAGGATCGTATGCAGCTGGTGCAGATTCATCAATTGGATTTAGTGGAGCATTTTTAGCAGCAGAAGGCACGGCTATTTCTGCATCAATTGTTTCTACAGCAAACGATTATGTTTCAAAAGTTTTCCAAAGAGATTATAAATCAGTTAATTATCCAGCATATGTACAATATGAAAATTTAAATGCATCAAGTTTATTTAATAACTTGGGCGATGTAACAATGGAATTGGCAATTTTGTCAAATTATGAATTTTTGCAAGATTACCAGACAGCTTCAACTCCGTGGATTACATCACAAAAAATTGGCTCGATTACAAGAAACTTGTTTAAATTCCATACATTATCACATGGAACTGCGGTTAACTACGAAACTAAAGTTGGTATCCGTGATATTAAATTAGGATCAGAAACTTCAGATCCAAATGGATACGGAACATTTACAGTAGAAGTTCGTCGTGTTAACACATCATCACCGGCACCTGGACTTTTAAATTCTCCATATTCATCAGCTGATACAGATTCAGCACCGGATATTGTAGAAACATTTGTAAATGTTAATTTAGATCCAACATCTCCAAATTATATTGCGAGAAAAATTGGTAATCGTTATCAAACAGTAAATGATTCAAATCAACTTTTAGTTAATGGAGATTATCCAAACATTTCAAAATATATACGAGTAGAAGTAGATTCGAATGTAGCAGATCGTTTAATTGATCCAGCTTTAGTTCCTTTTGGATTCCGTTCGCCATCTTCACCGATACCAATGGCATCAAGTTCATTGAATCTTCGTCCAGCTTCATATGCAACATCACAAGTTGTATCAAGCGTATATAATAATAACAATTATTTTGGATTTAATTTTACCGTTCAAAACAACTTGAACTATTTAGCTCCAATTCCAACATCTGGATCAAATACTGGTAGTAATTCTGATTTTTATCTAGGAGATGTAAGTCAGGATGCTGATGCTGGATTCCCATCAATTACATCAGCATATTCTGGTTCATTACAAGATTCATTGGTAGCAGGAACATTTACTACAAATGTTGCAACAACAACTCGTAAATTTATTCTTCCATTCCAAGGAGGATTTGAAGGAGCTAAGCCAAACCTAAAAAAATATGCGGGACAATATATTTCTGCAACTAATACATTTGGATTCAATTGTCAATCAGCAACATCGACTGGTACTAAAGCATATAATAAAGCATTTACTTTGTTAAGTAATTCTGATTATTATGATATGAATTTACTTATCACTCCTGGTATTATTGATAGTTTACACCCATATGTAACCGGGTTGGCACGTACGTTATGTGAAAATCGTCAAGATACATTCTATGTAATGGATTCTAATCCACTAACTGATTCAATCAATACCGTAGTTAATCAAGTAACATCATTAGATAGTAATTATACTGCGACATATTGGCCATGGCTTCGTATCCCAGGTGCAAATAATATTCCAACTTGGGTTCCGCCATCAACTGTTATTCCAGGTGTATTAGCATTCAATGATGAAACTCAAGCACCATGGTATGCACCGGCTGGTTTAAATCGAGGTTTGATTACTGCAACAGACACTTATCTTAAATTATCACAATCAGATCGCGATACATTGTATAATGCTCGTGTTAATCCTATTGCGAACTTTTTAAATGATGGAATTGTTGTTTGGGGTCAAAAGACACTACAAGCTCGCCCAAGTGCATTAGACCGAGTAAATGTGCGTCGTTTATTGATTGCAGTTAAGAAATTTATTGCATCATCAACTCGTTATTTGGTATTTGAACAAAATA